TTTTACCGTGATATTGAGTTGTCTGAGCCTGATAAGTCCACCACTGATATTCAGAAAGCCAAAGACAAAGAGACAGGCTTTAGTGACCTGAATGATGAGCGTTACACACTGTATGAGTGCCACGTTGACCTAGACCTCAAAGGCTTTGAGGATGAAGAAGATGGTGAGCAAACCGGCATCATGTTGCCATACGTGGTAACACTTATCAAAGGTACCAACGATGTATTGGCTATTCGCCGTAATTGGAACGAAGATGACCCACTCAAACTTAAACGTCAGCACTTCGTTCACTACCAATATATTCCGGGTTTTGGAGCTTACGGCTTTGGGCTTTTCCACCTTATCGGAGGCTTTGCTAAATCCGCTACCTCTCTCATGCGGCAACTCATCGATGCCGGAACACTTGCCAACTTGCCCGGTGGACTCAAGACCCGTGGCTTGCGAATCAAAGGTGATGACACCCCCATCGCACCGGGAGAATTCCGTGATGTAGATGTGGGTTCAGGCACGATCCGTGACAACATATTGCCACTACCATACAAAGAGCCAAGCCAAACTTTGTACACATTGCTTCAAAACATTGTGGATGAAGGCCGCAGGTTTGCCGCTACCGCTGACATGAAAGTGTCTGACATGAGTGGCAACGCCCCTGTTGGAACCACACTGGCTCTCTTAGAGCGTCAGTTAAAAGTGATGACGGCAGTGCAGGCTCGTGTGCACTTTGCACTCAAGCAAGAATTGGGTCTGCTCAAGAACATCATTCGTGATTACTCTGACACTGACTACTTGTATGAGCCAGAGGGTACAAAAGGCCCACGCGCTAAACAATCTGACTATCAACACGTGGATGTAATTCCTGTGTCTGACCCCAACGCCGCGACCATGAGTCAACGTGTTGTGCAGTACCAAGCTGTGATTCAGATGGCGCAGATGGCGCCTGACATCTATGACTTACCACAACTGCATCGCCGCATGTTGGAAGTGTTGGGTATCAAAAACGCAGAGAAGTTAGTGCCGCTGGAAGAAGACCAGAAGCCTACAGACCCTGTGTCTGAGAATCAGAATGTGCTCAAGGGTAAACCCCTCAAAGCGTTCATGTACCAAGATCATCAGTCGCATATCCAAGTGCACATGATGTTGTTGCAAGACCCACTGATTCAGCAGTTCATTGGTCAGAACCCACGTGCTCCGGCCATTCAAGCGGCGCTGACTGCACACGTTGCAGAACACGTTGGCTACATGATGCGTCAGAAGATTGAGCAACAACTTGGTATGCCACTGCCTCCAGAAGATGAGAAGTTGCCACCAAACGTGGAGTTGGCTCTGTCAGCAATGATGGCGCAAGCGGCCAACCAAGTGCTCATGCAAGATCAGGCCAAGGCCGCACAGATGCAAGCACAACAGCAAGCACAAGACCCCGTGGTTCAGATGCAGATGCAAGAGTTGCAGATCAAGCAAGGCGAGTTGGAGTTGAAGAAGCAGAAGTTGATGATGGAGTCTGCAGCCGCTTCCGACAAGCAAGATTTGGAAGAGCAAAAGGTCAGCGGTCAACTGCAACTGGAGTCTATGCGTGTTGGCGCACAGATCAAAGAAAGCCAAGCCAAGCAACAGTTTGAGCAAGAACGCACCGGTGTTCAGATGGGCGCTGAGATTGCAAAGAACCAGAAGCAAATGGATTTGCAAGCACGCACTACTGCACTACAGCACGTATCACGCAACCAACCCAAAACGGAACCTAAATCATGATCCAAGAATTCGCACGTGTATTGCGCGAAAAAATACGCACCGACATGAACAACTACGCTGACGATTTGTCAGGTGGTGGGTGTCGCACATTTGAAGAGTATCAAAAACTTTGCGGGGTGATTCAGGGTCTAGCCCTTGCAGAGCGTTATCTCCTTGACCTTGCACAGAAAGTTGAACAATCCGATGAGTGATATTGATCTTTCCCCCGGTGCTTTTGCACTGCCTGAACCCATCCAACCTTTGGATGCACCTGAAGCTGAAGCTAACGACGAGCAGAAGGCCACACAACTTCCCATCCCAACAGGTTGGAAGATTCTTTGTGCTGTGCCCGACCTCTCTGAAAAAATAGACGGTACAAGTTTAGACTTAGTCCGACCTATTGAAAGCATGCGCCAAGAAGAAACAGCAACCACTGTGTTGTTTGTTATGAAAGTTGGCCCTGATGCGTACAACGACACCGCCAAGTTTCCTAACGGAGCATGGTGTAAAGAAGGCGACTTCGTCTTAGTACGTACCTACTCTGGCACAAGGTTCAAAATCTTTGGCAAAGAGTTCCGTCTCATCAACGACGACCAAGTTGATGCTGTTGTGCAAGACCCCCGTGGCTTAACCCGCGCATAAAGGATTCAAAATGCCTGAAGCATATAAATTTCCTGACGAAGATGGTGGAACCGACACAAAATCGGTAGACATTGAAAACGAAAGTACTGATATTGAGATAGAAATCGTTGACGACACCCCCCAAGAAGACCGTGGCCGCAAGCCATTGGGACGCGAAGTGGATGATCCGTCTGATGATGAGCTTGATTCGTACACCGATGGCGTTAAAAAACGCATCAAAGAGCTAACACACGCCCGTCATGACGAGCGCCGTGCCAAAGAAGCCCTTGCACGTGAGAAACAAGAGTTGGAGCGCATTGCGCAACACATCTTAGAGGAAAATAAACGCCTCAAAATGCACGTAAGCACGGGTGAACAGACTTATTCTGAAACAATCAAGGCGGCAACACATGCCGAGCTTGAAAATGCCAAGCGTAAGTACAAAGAAGCATACGAAGCAGGCGATTCTGATGCTCTGTTAGAGGCACAAGAGGCCATGACAGACGCCAAGATGCGTGTAGAAGCTGCAAAAAACTTTAGACCTACCCCTTTACAACAAGATGATATTGATGTACAAATCAGGTCATCTCCTCCACCCCGACAAGAGATCGACGATAAAACCTTGCGCTGGCAAGCAAAAAACCAGTGGTTCGGTCAACCGGGGTATGAAGAACTAACCAGCTTTTCTCTAGGGCTGCATCAAAAACTAGTGAACTCGGGGGTTGACCCTCGCTCTGACGAATATTTCGAGCGCATTGATGCTCGCATTAAATCAACTTTTCCAGAAGTATTTGGGAAGGAAGATAAGCCTAAATCGGTTGATAGCTCTAAAAAGGCTGCAACAGTAGTCGCTTCGGCGACCAGATCGTCTGGGGTAAGAAAAGTTGAAATGTCGCCAACGCAAGTCGCCTTGGCTAAAAAATTTGGATTAACCCCACAGCAATACGCTGTTGAATTAGCAAAATTGGAGAAACAAAATGGCTGAAACTGTTGACCGCATCACACGTGACTTAAAAACACGCGAAAAATCTGTTCGTTCGGTATACGTACCGCCGAGCAACCTGCCCGATCCGACACCTGATCCTGATTACATGTTCCGCTGGATTGCGACGCATGTGCTAGGTCAGCCGTTATCCAACAACGTGTCTTTACAGATGCGCGATGGTTACGAGCCGGTGAAAGCAGTGGATCATCCAGAATTGGCTTTGTTTGGCAACAACGCAAACGGCAATGTGGAAATTGGTGGGCTGATGCTTTGCAAGGCTCCCAAGGAACGCATCCAAGCACGCGCTGATTACTATGCCAACCAATCCCAAAACCAGATGGATTCAGTTGACAATCATTTCATGCGAAATAACGACCCTCGGATGCCCTTGTTTGCTGACCGCAAGTCAACAACAAGTCGCGGAACAGGATTTGGTTCTGGTTCTAAATAATTTATAGGAGTCTTTATGGCTTATCCGGTTATTGATGCCCCTTACGGGCTAAAACCGATCAACTTGATCGGAGGTCAGGTCTTTGCGGGTTCTACTCGTGAATATCCGATCACTAACGGTTACTCTACAAACATTTTCTACGGTGATTACGTAGGTTTGTCTCGTGGTGAAATCGTTCGTTTGTCTGTGTCTACTGGCACAGCAGGCAATCAAACAGGTGTCTTCTTAGGATGCCGTTTTACAAACCCTGTCACTAAACAATTGACTTTCTCGCAATACTGGCCCGCATCTACTGCGGCTGGCGATGCAGTAGCCATTGTCAGTGATGATCCTGATGCCGTCTTTAAGGTTGCGGTTTGCTCTGCAACTACTGCTATTGCTTCTGGTGCCCGTGCAATGATTGGTCAAAACTTGGCCATGATTAACAACACAGGTAGCACTGCAACTGGCGACTCTAAGAACGCAGCATTGGCTCCCAGTGCAACACCTGCTACTACATCATCTTTGCCCGTTCGCGTGCTTGGCTTGGTGCCTGATACGGCTGTTTCGCTTGGAACTGTGACGTATACCAGCATTTCTACCGCTACTGTTACATGCTCGGCTTTGCCAAGCGCGTTAGTTGTTGGTACTGACGTTGGTTCGCTGGATTCAAACGGTCAATACGTTTCTTCTGGTTCTTTTGTTACCACCGCCGCAGCCGCCGGTGCTACATCGTTTATTTTGAATCAAGCTCCTGTTGCTACATTGAACACTACCATTGTGTTGATGCAGTACCCAGAGATTCTGGTCAAGATCAACTTTGGCCAGCATCAGTACTATGCTGGCACCAGCATTGCTTAAGGAGTAACTTAAAATGGCAATTTCACGCGCACAACTACTTAAAGAACTGCTCCCGGGCCTCAACGCCTTGTTTGGTTTGCAGTACGCTACCTACGGCGAAGAGCACAAAGAAATCTACGAAACAGAGAAATCTGAGCGTAGCTTCGAAGAAGAGACAAAACTGTCTGGCTTCTCTGCGGCTCCTGTCAAGAACGAGGGTTCAGCTATTGCTTATGACAATGCGCAAGAAGCGTTCACGGCTCGCTATAACCACGAAACCGTTGCCTTGGGTTTCTCAATCACTGAAGAAGCGGTTGAAGATAACTTGTACGACAGCTTGTCTGCTCGCTACACCAAGGGCTTGGCTCGTGCTATGGCCTACACCAAGCAGGTTAAAGCTGCATCCGTCTTAAACAACGGTTTCAGCGCAGCCTATGTTGGTGGCGATGGTGTTGCTCTGTTCTCTACAGCGCACCCATTAGTGTCTGGTGGCACTAACAGCAACCGTCCTTCAACCAATGCTGACTTGAATGAAACATCGTTGGAAAACGCTGTTATTCAGATCGCCGCTTGGACTGATGAGCGTGGCCTGTTGATCGCCGCTAAGCCTAAGAAATTGATTGTGCCTCCAGCACTTCAGTTCGTTGCTACTCGTTTGCTCGAAACCAGCCTCCGTGTTGGTACAACAGACAACGACATCAACGCGTTGAAGAACAATGGCTCGATTCCTGACGGCTACACAATCAACCACTACCTGACCGACACAAACGGCTGGTTCTTGACAACTGACGTACCTAACGGCTTGAAGCACTTCGAGCGTATGGCGTTGTCCACATCTATGGATGGTGACTTCGACACAGGTAACGTTCGTTACAAGGCCCGTGAGCGTTATTCGTTCGGCTGGTCTGATCCATTGGGCGTCTTTGGCTCCCCCGGTTCAGCCTAATATTTCTTCGGAAATATTTAAAAGGGGCCTTGTGCCCCTTTTTCTTTTGGTGTATATTGACTTTAATCCGGGCTTTCCGGTGCATCAAACAGTCCCGGCTGACGACATACAGATTGATGCACTCCACTTGTATGTAAGGAAATATCATGGGATTTGCAACACACCTTGGCCCTTGGCTGCTCGGCACTGTTAAAAACACAACCGGCACCACTGCTGGCACGATTCGCAACATGGGCGCAACTGTCGTAACTCAGACTGGCGCAACCACTGTAAGCGACACAACTGCTACTACTTTGTTTGTCTTGCCTGCTGGCGCAATGATTAACAACTTTATCGTGAACATTACCACTGCCTATGCAGGTACAACCGGTAACACAATCACTGTGAAGATTGGCTCTACAACTTTGGGTACTGTTGGTGGTGCTACCACTACACCTTTGTCTGTTGGCCGCGCAACATTCACCATCACTGACGCAAGTATTGCTACCTATGAAAACGTAGGTTCAACTGACGCAATCGTTACAGTTACTTACGCTTGTGCTGGTACAGCCAGCGGCGGCGCTGCTAGCGTGACTTGTGTCTACACAGTCCGTGGTTCTGATGGTGTTGCTAACCCCAGCCAAGCTTAATTGATCTAGGGGGCTTCGGCCCCCATTTACAAGGGGATTGATTATGATGCAGACAGACGTAAAAGCGGCGCATTTGAGCGCGGCGGGTTCTTTTATATCGGGGCGAACACGCCTTAGAGGTATTGTGGTTAGCCCCAAAGCTACAACAGCGGCAACATTTGAAATTCGTGATGGCAGCGCCACTGCTGCTGTGTTGTTTACAATGGATATTGCCAGCGTTGCCACCCCGGTAAACTTTAATATCACAATACCCGGCGAAGGTATTGTGGCATCTACAGGACTGTACTTAACAACCAGCGTAGGAACTGTTGTGGGTATTGAAGTATTCTATGGCTAAGAAAAAAGGCCCCGTTTTATCCGTTGGAAGAGGCGAGAAATTGCCCGTATCCAAGGGGGCGGGTTTGACTGCCAAAGGCCGTGCTAAGTACAACGCGGCTACGGGTAGTAACCTGAAGGCTCCACAGCCACAAGGCGGTAAGCGCAAGGATTCGTTCTGCGCACGCATGTCAGGTATGCCCGGCCCAATGAAAGACGAGAAGGGTAAGCCCACCCGTAAGGCGGCTGCTCTTGCAAGATGGAAGTGCTGATATGACTGAACATACAGACAATGTAAAAAACGTTTTAGATGTTGTGGCAATATTCACGACTGTTGGAACCTTTCTTGAGATAATTTCACCTGTGTTTGGATTTATCGGCGCAGTTGTCGGCTTGATGCGTATCTACGAGATGGCCACCGGCAAAGAATTCAGTACCCTTTTCAAAAGAAAGAAGGCTGACGATGCCATCGACCAGTAAAAAACAACACAACTTCATGGCTGCAATTGCGAATAATCCCGCGTTTGCCAAGAAGGTAGGAATACCGCAAAGCGTTGGAAAAGATTTCAACGAAGCGGATAAGGGTAAGAAGTTTGGTAAGGGTGGGGAAACTCGTCCAGATGTGCAAGGTATCAACAAGCCTAAAACCGATCACGGAAAAATGGCTTTTTTTAAAGAAGGTGGTAATACTATGGCTTCCAAAATGAATCCCGGCTTCATGGCAATGATGGCTAAGAAAAAAGGCACTGGCAAAATGGCTGGTGGCGGTATGGCAATGGGCAAAGTTAAAACAGCCGCCCCTAGCCGTGATGGTATTGCTGAAAAAGGCAAGACCAAAGGCACCATGATTGCCATGAAAGCTGGCGGCATGAAGAAGATGAACAAGGGCGGCAAAGCCTGCTAATGTCATGATGGCCAGCCGTGGAATGGGGGACATCTCCCCCTCTAAAATGCCCAAGGGCGTCAAGAAAGCCCGGCGGGACGATACTGACTTCACGCAATACGCTGAAGGCGGTAAAGTGAATGCGGCTGGCAATTACACTAAGCCGAATCTTCGCAAGAGGATTGTGTCTCAAGTAAAAGCCGCAGCAACGCAAGGCACTGGCGCAGGTCAGTGGTCGGCTCGTAAAGCTCAGCTTGTTGCTAAGAAGTACAAAGCCGCAGGCGGTGGGTATCGTGACTAAGTGGTCTGAAAAGCGCAAGAAGTCCATAGACTGTAATAACCCAAAAGGTTTTTCGGAAAAGGCCCATTGTGCGAGTGTTAAAAAAGCTGGTGGTGGATTGGCTAAACCGCAACAGTCTCTCAAGGACTGGGGCAAACAAGATTGGACAACCAAAAGTGGTAAAAAATCTTCTGACACTGGTGAACGATACCTTCCAAAAGCTGCGATCAAAAGTCTTAGCCCTAGTGAATACGCTGCGACGACCAAAGCCAAGCGAGCCGGAAAAGCCGCCGGAAAACAATTCGTAGCACAACCCAAAACGATTGCAAAGAAAACAGCGGGGTTTAGATAATGGCTGAAAAGTGGATTCAAAAAGCGATCAAGAAGCCCGGTGCTTTGCGCTCCGCTCTTGGTGCTAAAAAAGGTGAACCGATTCCTGCAAAGAAGCTGAACGCCGCTGCAAAACAACCCGGTAAAATGGGGCAGCGTGCGCGTTTGGCTAAAACTCTTAAGAGCTTTAAATGACTACTTCAGGAACCGCAGCATTCAACCTTGACCTTACTGAATTGGTCGAGGAAGCGTTTGAACGCGCTGGTTCGGAGTTGCGCACGGGCTACGATTTACGTACTGCCCGTCGTTCATTGAATCTGATGTTTGCTGACTGGGCAAATCGCGGTGTCAACATGTGGACGTTTGAGCAGGGGACAATTAACCTGACTCCGGGTCTGAACACCTACGCGCTTCCTGTCGATACAGTGGATCTACTTGAACATGTCATTCGCACGGGCGCGGGTAGCGCGTCCACACAGGCTGATCTGACCATTACGCGTATCAGTGTTTCTACCTATGCCACAATACCCAACAAACTGCAACAAGCCCGCCCGATTCAGGTGTGGTATCAGCGTTTGGATGGTCAGACTTCTTCTATTGGCACAACGCTTAATGGCGGCATTAGTGCCACGGCCACCACAATTACATTAACTTCTACTGCCGGACTTCCAGCTACAGGGTTTATACAGATTGATACCGGAGCTTTAACAGAGACTGTGCAGTACGGTTACATCTCTGGCAACGTGCTTTACAACTGCTTCCGTGGGCAGAACGGTACAACTGCAGCAGCACACTCAACCGGTGTGGCTGTATACACGCAGAATCTGCCCTCTGTAACCCTCTGGCCAACCCCAGATAACAGCACAACGTATCAGTTCGTTTATTGGCGCATGCGCCGTATTGATGATGCTGGCGGGGGTGTGCGCACGATGGATGTACCTTTCCGCTTCCTGCCCTGTATGGTGGCAGGTTTAGCCTATTACTTGGCTCTTAAGATTGAGAATGGCGCTGAGCGCCTGCCTGTCTTGAAGCAACAGTACGATGAAGCTTGGCAGTTGGCCGCTGATGAAGATCGTGAGAAGGCTTCGGTTCGTTTTGTACCACGCCAGCAATTTATAGGATCCGGCACATGACGCAGCAGGAAGCCCGTTTAGCTGGACAAACTCGTTATTTTGGCTCGGTGTGTGTAAAACACCCAGACGCCCGAGGGGAGCGGGGTACTGCGGGCGGGGCATGTGTAAAGTGCAGCTTAGAGGCAGTGCAGCGGTATCATGCAAAGCATCCTGATCGGCGAAAGGCACAGAGCGCCAAAGACAACAACAAAAACCCAGCACAACGTAGCGCGGCCCATAAAGTGTGGCGGGAAGCCAATGCTGCGCACGATGCAAACCGTAAACAGCAGTACCGCACAGACAACTTGGAAAAAGTGAAAGCTACGTACAAACAATACTACGATGCAAACTACCCGCGTATGTTAGCAAAACGCAATAAGCAGCACGCGGACAGGCTCAACCGCACCCCCACGTGGCTAACTGAAGACGATCACTGGATGATTGAGCAAGCGTATGAACTGGCCGCATTACGTACAAAAATGTTTGGTGTAGCATGGCACGTAGATCACGTACTGCCGCTCCGGGGCAAAACGATTTCTGGACTACACACTCCATACAATATACAGGTAATTCTTGGGGTGGAGAATCTACGTAAAAGTAATCGGGTGCAGCATGGGTAATCGTTTTGCTTCTGGCAAGAACAGCATTGCTATGTGCGACCGTTGCGGTCAGCAATTTAAATTGACAGCGCTTCGTAAAGAGATACAAAAGACTAAGATTTATAATCTGCTTGTGTGTTCTACTTGTTTTGATCCCGACCAGCCGCAGTTGCAGTTGGGTATGTACCCAGTGGATGATCCGCAGGCAGTCCGTAACCCGCGTAAGGACACAACATACGTGACGGCTGGCGTAAATGCTAATGGCAGTCTGACTGGCGGTTCTCGAGATTTGCAATGGGGTTGGAACCCAGTAGGCGGCGCTAGTATTTTTGATGCAGTTTTGACCCCCAACTACTTGGTGGCAACGACATTTGTTGGTACAGTTACAGTAACAGTTACATAGGAGCTTAATATGGCTAAAGAAAACATGAAATCAGACAAGAAGCAAGACGTTGCTCTGATTAAAAAAGCGTTCAAGCAGCACGACAAGCAAGAACACAAAGGCGGCAAAGGCACATCCTTAAAGCTAGCTAAAGGCGGCGTAACAACCGATCAAGCCATGCAGTATGGGCGTAACTTGGCTCGCGCTAAAAACCAAACCACAGGTTAATATCATGGCCAAAATTAACAATCTCCCTGCTTCTGCTTACGCCAAGCCCCACACAATGGATGGCAAGTCTGTAGGTATATCTGAGAACCCCGGCTCTGGCCCTAACCGCAGCAAGCTTGACAACTTTGATGTAAGCGTTGGTAACATCAGCAAATCCGCTGGTAACGAGCCTACTAAAACATCCGGCATCAAGATGCGCGGTACAGGCGCGGCTACCAAAGGTGTTATGAGCAGAGGCCCAATGGCATGAATTACACGCAACTCAGTTCTGCTATTCAAGCGTACACGGAGAACACGGAAACAGATTTCGTGCTTAATATTCCGTTGTTCATTCGGCAGGCTGAGCAGCGTATTTACAACTCGGTACAGTTTCCATCTATTCGCAAGAACGTGATGGGTGTGGTATCTACCACAAGTACGTATTTGTCTGCGCCAGATGACTTCTTGGCTGTGTATTCACTGGCTGTTGTTGATGCCGACGGCAACTATGAGTACTTGCTGAACAAGGATGTAAACTTTATTCGTCAGGCATACCCCAATCCAACTGATACAGGTTTGCCTCGTTACTACGCTTTATTTGGCCCATTAGTTAGTGGTAGCACAATTACTGATGAGTTGACGTTTATTCTTGGCCCCAAGCCCGATGCTAACTACAACGTAGAGTTGCACTATTACTACTACCCAGAATCCATAACAGTGGCAGCGGATGGCCAAACATGGCTTGGTGACAACTTTGACTCGGTGTTGTTATACGGTTCTTTGGTTGAGGCTTACACCTACATGAAGGGTGAGCAAGACATGATGGCGTTGTACAACCAGAAGTTTATGGAAGCTCTTGCGTTGGCCAAGCGTCTGGGTGATGGTATGGAGCGTCAAGACGCTTACCGTTCTGGTCAGTTCCGTCAGAGGGTAACTTGATATGTCCATTATCCAAACCCAAACCACAAGCTTTAAAGCGCAGTTGTACCAAGGTATTCATGACCTGACTACCGACGTTATAAAGATTGCTTTGTACACAGCTAATGCTAACCTAAATGAAGATACAACTGTGTATAGCACGACTGACGAAATAGCTAATACAGGTACGTATGTGGCTGGCGGGGCACAGTTAACACCTATTACGGTAGCGTCTTCTGGTTACACGGCCTATGTGGGCTTTCCAAACATCTCGTGGACAGGCGCAATCACGGCTAGGTGTGCGTTGATTTACAACGTTACGCAGGGTAATAAGTCAGTAGCGGTATTGGACTTTGGGTCTGATAAAACTTCTACAACTACGTTCACCATCACCATGCCAGTCAATGGCCCAACCACTTCACTAATTAGGAGTTCAAATTGATTGTTACGACTACTAAAGGCAACATGGACGATTCCTTGCTTGAGAAAAAAGAAGGTTTCGTTGATAATGACAATGAGTACACCACTTGGGTGGAGTATTGGTTGGACGGGGAACTTGTGCATAGATCCGCACACGTTGAACTAAAAAAATCCGTGGTTCTTTCAGGTTCCACAGCTTCTTTCGATTAAAGGAAATATCATGGCAAATACACAAGCAATGTGCTCATCGTTCTTAGGCGAGTTGATGACGGCCACACACAACTTCACCACAGGTACAGGCAATACTTTTAAAGCTGCTCTGTACTTGGCTTCTGCCACAGTAAACGCGTCAACAACTGCGTATTCATCTACAGGCGAAGTCACAGGTACAAACTATACGGCTGGCGGTGTAACTGTGACTAACGGCGCATCTCCGTTATCTTCAAACACATCGACTACTGCGGGTGTTGGTTACTGGACACCCAGCGCCAGCATTAGCTACACTAACGTAACATTAAGCACTGCATTTGACGCTGTTTTGATCTACAACTCTTCGTCTTCTAACAAGGCTGTTAGCGTGCACACCTTCGGTTCACAGACTGTGACCGCTGGTACATTCACTTTGACAATGCCTTCAAACACCACATCTACTGCGTTGCTGCGTTTAGCTACAACCTGATCCTCCTAAACAGGAGGGTAGGGCATGACAACCGCATGGGGCGCAGGGGCGTGGGGCAGTAATAGCTGGGGAGGTCTGCAATCTGAGATCTCCGGCGTTGCCGCGTCTGGCGCTGTTGGTACGGTTGGTGTTAGCAAAACAGTTGCGTTGACGGGTGTCAGCGCTTCTGGCGCTGTTGGCACTGTTACTAAGTCGGTTGAGTACGCTGTATCTATTACGGGTGTAGGAGCTACTGGCGCAGTTGGGTCAGTTGCTGTTGCAGAAAGACAGTTTGCGCTTACTGGGGTATCAGCTATTGCGGTGCCCGGGGAATTAGAAGTAATCGGGCGGGAAGCTGGAATTGAAGGGGTTGGAGCAACTGGGGCCGTTGGTTCTGTCACAGTTGGCTCAGCGGAAAACGAAGATGGGGTTGTAGCGACAGGCTCGGTTGGCACTGTAGGAATCTCTAGGACTGTTGCAATTACTGGTGTATCTGCTACAGGCGCGGTTGGTAATGTTGATTTTTCTTACGCCGCTGCACTTACTGGGGCGCAGGCCAACGCCGCTGTTGGTAGTATAGAAGAGTCTAGCCGGATTGTTGCAATTACCGGAGTAGCGGCTACAGGCGCAGTTGGAACAACAGGGTTCCAATTCCAGTTGGGTAGTGTTCAAGCTATTGGCTCTGTTGGTAGCGTCTCTGCTAGTGCACGTACGGTCGCTTTGACAGGCGTCAGTGCTTCTGGGCTTATTGGGAACGAAATCCCAGTTAAAGAATTTGCAATTACAGGCGTATCAGCGGCAGGTGCTGTTGGCACAGTATCAATTGGTGCAAGGCTTGTGGCTATTACGGGTTCACAAGCAATGGGTAATGTTGGCAGTTTTGGTAAGTTTTACTGGTCATTAATTGATGACAACGAGAGCGCAAACTGGCAGAATATCAACACAATGTAGCCGAGTGCTACGTATAGACAGGAGTTTTAAATGGCTACAGGCGCAACGGGGCAATTAGGCTTAGCTCTCCCAGTACAGGGCGAGCTTTCCGGCACATGGGGCGATACCGTCAACAACGGTATTACGCAGTACACCAACATTGCTATCGCGGGCACTTTGTCTTTTGCTGGCGATGGCGCAATCACATTAGCCAACACTACTGGCGATGCCACTGCATCAAACATTGGGTCAACAACAGCCCAGTACATGGTGATTCGCATTACCGGTACGCAGTCTGTTACCAAAGTTATTACAGGCCCCAGCTACAGTAAGCTGTACATGGTGGATCACGCAGGCGCTACCAGCGCGGTAACGTTCAAAGCTTCTGGTCAAACAGGTGTAACTGTTGCTGTAGGTGAGAAGTGTTTTGTCTATTACAACGGCACAGATTACGTCAAAGTTGCAGGTTCTGTTAATAGCGGTGTTACTTCCTTCCAAACGTCATTGAGTGGCTTAACCCCAAGCACTTCTACAACAGGCGCAGTCACTTTGGCTGGCACACTGGGCGCATCTAGCGGTGGTACGGGTGTAACAACTTCTACTGGTTCTGGTAGTGTTGTGTTGTCAAATACGCCAACACTTGTTACCCCTATTTTAGGAACGCCCGCTTCTGGTACGCTGACTAATGCGACAGGTCTCCCGCTGACCACAGGCGTTACAGGAACTCTCCCCACCGCCAACGGCGGTACAAACTTAACTTCGTTCACTTCTGGTGGCGTGGTGTATGCCTCGTCTTCAAGCGCGTTGGCTACTGGGTCTGCGCTTACTTTTGATGGTTCTGTTTTAAGAAATCTTCAATCAAGCGGAACAAATGCTTATTTTAGGGCGACTTCTGGAACTGTAGATAATTACCTTGGTGCGGCTACTTCTGGTCTTGGAACTGTAGGGGTTGTTGGTACTTTCTCTAACAATGATGTAGTTATTTATACAAACTCAACAGAAAAAGCTCGTATTGACACCGCAGGCTACCTCTCAGGCGTCTGGGCGGACAAGGTCACGGCACTGGGTAACTCCGGTACGGCAACGACAATCACATGCACATCTGGCAACGTGTTCACAGCAACACTGACTGGTAACTGCACATTTACACTGTCTGCACCAAGCACAACTACCGCAAACACAGCAACTTCGTTTACACTAATCTTGACGAACGACGGCACGGCTGGTAGAACTGTGGCTTGGGCTGGTGGCACATTCAAGTTCCCCGGCGGTTCAGTGACACGTACAACTACAGCTAACGCTGTGGACATCTGGTTCTTTTTCTCTCCCAACGGTGGAACGACTTGGTACGGTTCCATCCCAATGGCTAACCTTTCTTAATTAGGAGCACAACATGGCTTTAACACCTGAACAACAATCACAAGTAGACATGCAAGTGGCTATTCAACAAGCACAAGTCGACATGCAAGTGTCTGTACAACTGGCTTTAGAAAATACGCGTCAAACTAACCAAATGACACTCATGGCAGCGCAACAAAAGTTGGACGCTGTTCGTTTGGCTCAGCAGACGTTAATTGAAAATGCCCGCAGCAAACCCGCTGATGAGCGTGAGATTACACCTGCTGATATTGCTGCTTTTGCCAACGCGCTAGTAGCCGCAACCAATGCTTAATGGAAGCTTTTGAATACTTCCCCGCGAAGGTTTATCGCGAAGAGCATCCTGATTGGGTTGGCTACACTCTTCAGGTTGCTCAGAAGTATTACGCCGCTGCTCAAAACGGCAGCCCTATGGCGCAAACAGCGCATATGGCAAACGACCCAGATTTAAAGTTCTTGGTTGATTACTTGTTGTTAGCGGGCGACACAATCTTGCGGGAGCAAGGTTATGACATGAACAAGTATGAGTTGTATTTGTCAGGTCTGTGGGGGCAGGATGTTAAATGTATGACGGGCACAAACGTACATCTACATAAGAATAGCCAGATTTGTGGCTGGTTCTTTTTGGAAACGCCAGAAGGCGGCGCGTACCCCGTCTATCATGACCCGCGCATGAACAAACAAATGATTGAGTTGGATTACGTACATGGGCCGGAGCTTACAAACGCTTCGTCTTATGTGCACTTTAACAATGTAAGGCCCGGAACATTTTTGTTTGCTAATTCTTGGATGCAGCATCAATTGACGCCAAACACTTCACAAGCTGAAACAAAATCCATACACTTCATCATTTCACACAGAGAGCGTCCATGCAGTATTTGCTAACACCGTACGCAAAAAGAATCGAACCATTTGCTTGGTGGGAAGGCGCTTTTTCTGAGGAAGAACTAAATTGGCTACAGCAAAAAGCAAAAGCTGCTGACCAAAACGCTGTAGTGGGGGTTGGTAATGGTATTGGTGGGGTTAACCCGAATGTCAGGCGCTCTCAAATATCGTGGTTAGAAAACAACCCAAACACAAAATGGGTCTTTGAAAAGTTGGCGCATGTAGCGTCTCAGTTAAACGCGGATCATTTTAGATTTGATCTTACTGGGTTTGGTGAAAAGTTGCAGCTTACAAACTACGACCAGTCTGAAAATGGTATGTATGGCTGGCATCAAGATTACGGTGGCGGGATAAGCCGCAAACTTTCGTTGACTTTGCAATTGACAGACCCATCAGAATACGAGGGCGGCAACCTTCAGATCATGACATCGGGCACCCCAGTAAATGTACGCAAACAGCGTGGGATAATTGCCGCTTTTCCATCTTACGTGTTACATCAAGTAACACCGGTTACACAGGGGAGCCGTCAGTCTCTTGTTGCTTGGGTTTCGGGGCCAGCTTTTAAATGAACGCAGACTACAAAGATTTTATTGGTGTTTACAGCAATGTGTACCCAGAAGGGTATTGCCAGCATTTAATTAATGAGTTTGACCGTCTTACTGAATCTGGTGCGGGCACGGATCGTCAACGTGGCGAGGGAGCACCAAAGCACTTTAAAAATGACTTGCAGTTGTTCCTAAATCTTAACGGCCAATCAGTGACTCCGTTTAAGAACATGCGGACTACGCAAGTGTTTTTTGATGGGTTGCAGCGTTGTTACGACAACTATATTGAGAAATTTTCAATATTAAAAGATGCTCAAATAGCGGGGACGCACATGAAAATGCAACGTACAAATCCCGGCGGTGGCTACCATATGTGGCATGCAGAGCAAGGCAACGGAGAACACGTTAGCCGTGTTTTAGTGTATATGCTTTATCTAAATACCCTGACGCCCCAAGAAGCTGGGGAAACAGAATTTTTGTATCAACAGCGCCGTATTAGCCCAATAGAAAATACAATGGTTATATGGCCCGCTACATACACGCACGTACATCGCGGTAACACAGTTTTTGGCAGCAACAGCAAGTACATTGTGACTGGCTGGTTTCATTACACTTAAGGGGACGCTATGGCTATTGGCTCATCAAAGATTGGCGTGCTCGGGGGTAAACCTATTGTCCCCGGCGGTTCACAAACATTTAATTCATCAGGGGTATGGCCTGCGCCTGCGGGTATTAGCATCGTAACTGTTCAAGGCAGAGGCGGCTCAGGTGTAGCTGGAAGCGCTGGAAGCGCTGGCGCTGCCGGTAATGCGGGGGGCGGTGGTGGAGGTGGAGGTGGAAGTGGGGGCACTGCTTCTGCATATGCCGCCTTTAGTTCAAACGATGGTTCCGGCCCCGGTCAATATTCCACCGGAAGTTCGGGAGGCTCCGGTAGTCCGGGTTCTGGCCCCGGGGCGGGAACTGGGGGCGGCTCGCCTTCTGCTGGCAATCCCGGTTCAGGAGGCCCCGGTGGAAGTGGGGGCGCGGGGGGCAGTGGCTCAGCAGGAGTTGCGTCTTCTGCAATAGGTCAAACTTTTGCTGCTGGGAATGGAAATTCGGGAACCCCCGGAAACGCAGGAAATCCCGGAACCGGCGGCAATGGGGGTAATGGTGGAGGCCCGGGTAATGGGGGTGCTAGCCAGTATTACTACGTCTACTGCTGCAGCCCATTTTTTAACTACATCTATAACTTTAACGGGTCTGCTGGTTCGCCCGGAACCGCAGGTAACCCAACATCAGGGACTCCTTTTAATGCTGGCGGCTCTGGTGGGAGCGGGGGTGGTGGGGGCTATGCGTCTTCATCTAACACCTCAAACGTTGGGGGGCCCGGTGGTCCCGGCGGCGCGGGCGGTAGGGGATTATCAAGTTCTGCTGGCAATCCCGGCACTGCTGGTAATTCCAACCCCGGAACTAACGCTACATACAACAGCGTTTCTGTAACAGGCGGATCTTCGTATCCAGTTACTGTGGGGACTTGTGGTTTTGTAAATATTTCTTGGAACCCACAATGAAAACGTCCCACGATACCAAAATCAAAGAGTTCCACGAGAAACAGGAAGAAGGAAATTTTGCTGCAATGCTTAACAGAGCGCGTTCAGTTACAGTGGGAACATGCTTTGGTGGCGTAACAGAAATAATGATGAGGGGAAACGACGGTAAAGTTTTATGGTGCCCTATGGAGCAGCATGAAATTGTGGAGCTTATCCATCAATTGGCCGCGAATATTGGTTGCCATATACACATCCAGCCACGAAATGATTTTGGTAGCTGGCGACAGTGGAAAGAAGATGCAGCCCCATTCCTTGCAGGTACTGGATTGGCACACTACCCAAACGACCCGTCTCATGCCAAAATAGCAAATGAAAATCAACCCGGGCTTAAAACGCCTGTAAGGAGTAACGAAAATGTTGTGGCAACTAAAGAAAATATCAACGGGTGAAACACTAAACGAGCCGCAGAAGCTGCCTGAAAACTGGGGGCCCATTTTTGGTCTTCATGGTTTTATTGACCAGCTTGGTGATCTGTCATGGCTTGGTGAAGCATACGCTGACCAAGGATGGTTTGTTGTGGGCGAAGCCCCTGCTGAACCTGCGCAATCAACCCCTGCTGAACTTGCTTGGGAAAAAGCCAAAAGATTGTTACGTGAATCCGACTGGTCGATGTTGCCTGACGTGCCTATGAACAAAACACAAAAAGCTTTGTGGGCTGCTTATCGTCGTGAGCTGCGTGAGATTCGTTTGCATGCAGAGTTCCCAAACATGAGTTGGCCAGTAGCTCCTGAGTGAACAAGTATCTGATTCGTTTCAACAAGTCTCGCGGTCAACCTGATCGCGGGACTATGCTACATGTGTGGCGCGTGTTTGAAAACGACATCGAGTACTTGGCCGCAGAGGTCAAAATTAACGTGCCTTCTTGGAGCGAAGTCTCTGAAGGGCCGGACTGGAACATTGCGTGTCAAGGATTTATGGCAGTTGACCACGACACCGGCACGGTAACAATTAACGCTAACGAGTAACAGACTGTAATGGCTTGGTTTAACTTAATTAAAAAAGACATTGTGTTGCACTGCTACACGTCGCGGTCAGAAGTTTTTAATTACGCGCCTATAAAAAAAGCCAATAGTCACCTTCCCGAGTGGTGGAAGGCGTTGCCAAAAACATACAAAGCGCATCCTGAAGCACTGCATGATATGCCTACTATGAAGATGTGTGCGGGGTTCACAGATCTTTTTTCAAAAGGATTTATTCTTCCGCTATGGAGTGAAGCTGTTATCAAAGTGGGTGGGCAAACAGGACACTCAAAACAAGATTACAGTTACCAATTTGCCGATTCAACTTCGGAAATGGGGCATCATTCTGTAGAGGAAAGCAATGATGTATACCCCTGCAGTCAGTATCAGCACTTAAAAATTACTTCGCCTTGGGTTTTTGTTTGTGACGAAGATGTTTCATTTATGCAAATTCAGCCAACTTGGAACTTCAGTAACCCGGACGAACTGTTTATGCCTCCCGGGGTGTTGAGCTTTAAATACCAAAGCGCTACAAACATAAATATGTTTTATAAAAGACAAGCTCAAGATGTTGTGCATACATTGGAGTTTGGTCAACCGCTGCTTCATTATGTGCCGCTTACCGAAAGAAAAGTAAAACTTGAGCTGCATTTAGTATCTGATGAAACGTTTAAAAAAATTGACGCCAGAAACAGACGTCTAACATTTTCTGGTAAATACCGACCAAAGAAAACGGCGCTTAGTGAACGCGGGTGCCCGTTTCATTTTAAACCATAGAAATAGCATGCGCGATTGGGCTGAAGTTCTTATAATCGCAACTGGCATAACCACTTTCGTTATGTGGGGCACATTCACCATTTTATGGATATGGCAATGATTCATGCGTTGGCTCATACTGTTACTGCTGTTGGGGCTAGTTGGAGCCGTAGCCAAGAGTGGCTGTCATGTCCGGGAGTTCTATGGAATAGCTTACACAGTCCACGATCCAACGCAGCGTCACAAGGAAATGATGGCGTGGTTAGATCAGAACGCAGCCCATTGCAAGTCAACGGAATACGTAGTTATTTGGAACAACCTGTCCGAGTGGGCGGGTACGGCAGACTCCACATGGCTGCGGGCTAAAGTTGTTCATGGATACAAAGATGCACTTGAGCGGGAGAAGAAATGATCGACACCATCAAGTTATTTCCGACTGTTCAACCGTCTGGGTATCCCGACAAGCATGACCTTGCCCAAAAAAAGTTAGAAAAACAGCACGAAGCAAACAGGATTGTTGAGTTAGCCAAGCGCAAGCAGACCGAGATTCAAGATGTAGGGTTTGAGATTTACTGTAAAAAGGTAGTTCAAGAACGGCTCCGCATGGAGATATTTACAAACCGTAAATTGGATATATATGTATGAAAGAAAATCCAGACGTGGCAGATAAATTGACGTATTCTGTAACCTTAATGGTAGCCGCTACCCTTTGCTTGTCTGTGCTGGGTATGGTGGTTGCGTTCCTACTCGGCTTATGGGCTAAGGAAGTGGACAATGCAGAGATTTTCAGTATGCTTCACCCGGCGTTTCAAACGATCATCGGGGGATTTATTGGGCTACTCGCTGGCGTAAAACTAGGCCAAGGCGATAAACATCACTGTAAACACTGCGGAGAATAACCATGTTAGATATTCTTTCTGGGGGCTTGCTTGGCTCCATCTTTGGCGGCTTGTTCCGCATGGCCCCTGAAGTCCTGAAGTTCTTTGACAAGAAGAATGAGCGCCAGCATGAGCTTGCTATGTTTGCCCGTCAGTGCGAACTAGAAACGCTACGTGGTCAGCAGAAGCTGGCTGAAATTGGCGCACAGCGGGAAGCCGCTATGGACGTAGGTGTCATGGATGCGTTTAACAACGCCATCACCCAACAGGCCGAGATGGTTAAAGCCGCAGGCGGTTGGGTAGCTAGTTTGTCAGCTTCTGTCCGTCCTGTAGTTACATACTGGGTGCTGTTCGTCTGGTCGTTCATTCATGTATGGTTTGCATGGAACGCATGGCTTGCCGGTGCGCCAGCCGTAGAAGTGTTCAAGACCATGATGACCCCTGACTTTTCAGCCTTGTTGTCTGGGACAATTAACTATTGGTTTCTTGATCGTACTTTAAAGCAAAGGGGTATTTAAATGTCACACGCAAACAATTGTTTAGTTCATGAAGAAGGCCCATGCACCTGTGGGTTTGAAGAGATTCTTGAAGACGAGGCAAGAGAAGCCGAACAAGAGCATCTTGAACAAGAATGAACTTAGAGTTAGCCGCTGAACTGTGCCGCCGGTATGAGGGGTATCGGGCCAAGCCGTATTTATGTCCGGCAGGTGTGGCTACGATTGGCTATGGTTCTACCTACTACGCAGATAAACGCAAGGTGACTTTGGAAGACGCTCCGATGGATGAACCCACGGCACGGGCGCTTTTGATGATTGAACTTGAGCATACGTATCTGCCCGGTGTTCTGCGTAACTGTCCGGGCTTGATTACAGACGTACGTAAGTGCAACGCCATCGTGGACTTTGCCTATAATTTAGGCGTTGGGCGCTTGCAAACATCTACGTTAAAGAGGAAAATCAATGCCAATGATTGGGAAGGGGCAAAAGAACAACTGATGCTCTGGACTAAAGGCGGCGGCAAGGTGTTGCCGGGCTTGCTTAAACGGCGTACCTCTGAGTGCGCCCTACTGGATTGACCAATGCCATTACAAAAAGTTCTGTTTAAGCCGGGCGTCAACCGGGAGAATACTCGCTACACAAATGAAGGTGGCTGGTATGAGTGCGATAAGGTTCGTTTCCGCCAAGGCACTCCAGAAGTTATTGGCGGCTGGCAACAGATTTCTGGCTACACATACAACGGTGTATGTAGGTCATTGTGGAACTGGGTAACGCTTGGCAACCTTAATTTGGTTGGTGTAGGTACAAACACTAAGTTCTATATTGAGCAGGGCGGTAACTACAACGACATTACCCCAATTCGCACAACTGTAACGCTTGGTGCAAACCCTTTTTCTGCCAACGGAACAACGACAGTTACTGTAACGGCTGTAGGACATGGTGCAACGACTGGCACCTTTGTCACTTTTAGCGGCGCTACGGGTACGTACGCATCTACTTTTAACGCGCAATATCAGATTACTGTTACCGGTGCAGACGCTTATACGATTACTGTGCCGACAGCTTTGACTGCGGGAGCTTATGGCGGTTCTGCTGTTTCTGCGGCTTATCAAGTTAACGCAGGTTCTGCATACGCAATCCCACTTACGGGTTGGGGTGCGGGTACATGGGGCGCGGGTACATGGGGTGTAGGCGGTACAAGTGCTACATCTATCCAGTTGTGGAACCAGATTAACTATGGCCAAGACTTAATCTTTGGCCCCCGTGGTGGCGGTCTTTATTATTGGGCTGCTAGTGGCGGCGTAACTACCCGTGGTGTGTTGCTAAGTTCTTTGGGCGGTACAGTTACATTTACTAGCGCATCTCCAACAGTTGTTACTTCTACAGTGGCTTATACAGAAGGCGCGGCACTTCAGTTCTCTGGGGGTTCTTTGCCAACGGGTGTTACTGCTGGGGTTACGTACTATGTGTTTGAGGTGACAGGTCTGACATTTAAACTGCTAACTGCGGCAGGGGCAGCGGTAAACACTTCAACTACTGGCTCGGGTGCGGTGTCCAACATTGTTGACGTACCGGTTGTACAAAATAATTTGACAGTTTCAGACTCGTCTCGGTTTGTAATTGTGTTTGGTTGCAACGACTACGGCTTTAGCACTATGGATCCAATGTTAATCCGTTGGTCTGGGCAAAATGATGTTTATAACTGGACACCTGACCCTACAAACCAAGCAGGGTTTACCCGACTGTCTCACGGCTCACAGATTGTTACGACTGTCCAGACCCGCCAAGAGATTGTGGTATTCACCGACTCAAGCGTGTACTCGCTTCAGTACCTTGGCCCTCCATACGTTTGGGCACCGCAACTCCTTGGCGATAACATTTCTATCATTAGCCCTAATGCCGCTGTGATAGCTTCCGGTGTTATTTATTGGATGGGCGTGGACAAGTTCTATGCCTATGATGGCCGTGTCAATACGCTTAACTGTGACTTGCGCCGCTATGTGTTTGGTGATCTTAACCAAGAGCAAGCTTTGCAGGTATTTTCAGGAACAAACGAAGGTTTCAACGAGGTCTGGTGGTTCTACTGCTCTGCAAATAGCAACCTGATCGACAAGTACGTGATTTATAACTACCTTGAAAAAGTGTGGTACTACGGCACGATGGCACGAACAGCGTGGCTTGACTCTGGTTTGCGTGCATATCCGCTGGCGGCAGTCTATAACTCGACTGCAAGTACAGGCAACCTTGTAAACCACGAACAAGGCATTAATGACAACGCAACTAGTACAACTGCTGCAATTGACGCTTATATTAGTTCGGCTGAGTTTGATATTGGCGACGGTCATAATTTTGGTTTTGTCTGGCGTGTCCTACCGGATATAACTTTTGGAGATTCTACAAACTCTCCAGCTAGCGCAGTGCCTGTAGTAACTATGACGCTGTATGGCTTGACCAATTCAGGCTCTGGTAGAACAAGTAGCGCAAGTCAGCCGGTATCTAGTAGCAGTGCGTACGACATTACCGAAGAGTTCACAGGGCAAATCTTCACCCGTATGCGTGGGCGTCAAATGATTTTTAAGGTTGGCTCAAACCAGATTAACACGACTTGGCAGCTTGGCGCTCCCCGTATTGATATTCGCCCTGATGGTAGGAGATAAACATGGCACAAACCAATGTAACAGCCCCTAGTTTGCCTCTTGCTCCGTTAGAATACGAACGTCAGTACATGGATAAACTTACTAACGTATTGCGCCTGTACTTTAACCAACTGGACACCCCCGGCCCATTGGCGGGATCAAGCATCAATTTGAACATAAACACCTTGCCAACTCAGGCCGATTTAGCTAATCTCCGGGTAGGGGATGTTTACCGTGATACATCAGCAGCAAATGCTTTAAAGATAAAGGTCTGACATGAGCCTACACGTACTAGCAGATCACATGGCATCCAAGGGTCGCAACGGCGATTCAATGCTTGTCCACATGACCCCCCACGAAGTGCAGGGGCTACAAGCTTTGGCCATGAAACATGGTGGTAATTTAACCATCAACCCTATTACGGGTTTACCCGAAGCTAACTTCTTAAAATCCATACTGCCAATTTTGGCTGGTTTTGCGCTTGGCCCCGCAGGTATGGGGTTGACGATTGGGGGTTTATCAAGCGCAGCTTCCGCAGGTTTGCTAGTTGGTGGTGTTACTGGATTGGCTACAGGTAGCTTGTCCAAAGGTTTGATGGCGGGCTTGGGCGCGTATGGTGGCGCAGGTTTAGGTGGTGGGTTAAGTGATTTAGGTGCTGGAGAGTTGGCACAAAAAGGGATTTCTGAGAGCATGCCTACGTTAGCTGAAAATGCTACGCAAGCACAAATAGATGCTTATACCCAACAAGTAAAAGACCTCCAAGCTGCTGGATTACAAAACGCAAGTAAATTGCCTTTAGCTGATAGGTTATCTGCCGGTGTTTCCTCGGCTATGGCGTCTCCCACAGACGCACTTGCGTTTGCCAAACAAAACATGTTGCCTCTAGGTGCAGCCGCCGCCCCTATTCTTGCCGACCAGATGGTTCCTACAACCACTAAAATTGCACCTGTGCAAAGCCCCGGTAGAATCCGTGAGAAGCGTTGGGATGGCCGTCAGTTCGTGGATGTTGCCAATACAGATGCTGGTGTATTTAACACAAGTGGCCGAAGCTTCTCTGATCCATACCGTGGTTACAACAACGGCGGTATTGTGGCTTTAGCTAACGGTGGTATGCCCGGTTATGCTGGCGCTGGAAATGGTATTACAGCTTTGGCTGGCGGTGGCGATGCGGCCCTCGAAGCGTATCAAGCTGGAAATTACGAAGAAGCTAACCGATTACTCGGTGCGGCCGGCATGAGTGCGCAAGACGTCGTAAGCAAATATGGTTTGAGTCAAGCAGATGCCGCGACTGTGGCAAAAAACTTAGGTTACACGGGCGACATGAGTGGTATTCAGTATGCTGCCCCACCACCCGTAGTTCAAGCCCCTGTAGCGCCCGTAGTCCAAGCTCAAACAGCTAATACAGTTGCCGCAGCACCTACGTATACGCAATACACACCAGAGCAGATGGGTAGTTATTTAGCAACAAATCCAACAGTAGATATAGCCGCAGCAACCAAGGCTACAAATGCTGATCCCGCCGCAGTCAATGCGTACATTGCTAGTTTGACCAGTCCGTTTGTAGGTTCTACCCTTGACACTCGCGGTTCCGGCACACTTGGCATTTACAATCAACTAACCGCGCAAGGTGTTGATCCTGACGAATACTACAAAGCGGCTTTGGCAAATGATCCTAAGTACGCCGGTTGGTCACTGGCCGACATTAAGCGTGGATATAAGTTAGATGAAGGAGCGTACGCACTTTCCAAAAAGTTAAGCGGAAATGTTTCCGATAAAGACTGGGTTAAGTTCATGGATGAAGGTGGGTATTCCGTGAACGATATGGCGCAAGCATTTGGTCTGTCTACCAGAGAAGTGCAAGCACGCTATGACGCAGCAAAAACAAAAACTGTTCCACCTGTTGTTCCACCTGTTGTTCCCCCTGTTGTTCCCCCTGTTGTTCCACCAACCGTAGTCACACCTTCTGTTGACCATTCCGGTTACCACTGGGACGGTACTAACTGGGTGCCAAACATTTCTGCCACACAGAACACAACTACAAACGTAGCTACACCAACCGATCTGTACACAGCACCGGCTTCATCGTTGCCCGTAGGCGTGTCTGGCAACACAGGCCCATCTCAAATTGGTGGCGGTGCTACGATTAACCCCAACGGCACAGTTACAACTTCACCACGTATTCCCGGCATCCCAGTTGGTGGCTTCACGGGTATGACAAGTCTACGCGATGCGTACACTAAGGGTGGTGGCAGTCTGGGTTACACATCGCCGACATATACTGCTGACCAGTTTAATGAAAAGTATGTTAAACGTTTGAGTGGTGATTCCAAGGCCGCCTATGATTACCTCACAGGTAAAGCCGGTGCCGCGTACCCCACTAAATCTGGTGTGGGTCAAATCTCTCAGGACTATGCTACAGCAGTGCTGGGATACCCTGCACGGGGCAACTTGCCATACATCTACAACAAAGACACCGGTAGGATGGATGTCAACCCTGACTACGTGGCCCCCGGACGTGATGCCGCAGGCAATGTAACGTACAGCATGTCTACGAACGATGTCAAGAAGTCGTTGACAGATACGCCGCTGTCTGGCCAAGCTTTATATGACTGGGCGATAGCCAACAACCTTTCTGCCCAACAGATTGCTGACGCTACAGGCCGAAACCTCTCTAGTGTGTACGCTGACTTCCGCGCAGGCTCCAAAGCTAAAACAGCCGCAGATAAAACCGCCGCTGATCTTGCTGCATCGGCAGGCAACGCTTCTTCCGAAAGTTCTTCAGGTACGGGCGGTAACGCCGCTGGTGGTTTGCAACAAGCCTACGCTATGGGCGGTATGCCCTATTCTGGTGGTGGATTGGGTACGCTGGGTGGTTACTCAGATGGTGGCCGTTTGCTCAAAGGCCCCGGTGATGGCGTGTCTGACAGCATCCCTGCAACCATTGGCCGCAAGCAACAACCCGCACGACTTGCCGATGGTGAGTTCGTAGTGCCTGCACGTATCGTGTCTGAGTTGGGTAATGGCTCAACAGATGCCGGAGCCAAGAAACTCTACGCCATGATGGATCGTGTGCAACGTGCACGGGGTAAGACCACAGGCAAAAACAAAGTAGCGGCCAATAGTCGCTCTGACAAATATCTTCCCGCATAAGGAATAGACATGGCTGATCCAGTACTCTCGCAACAGCAAATATCGCAAACCTCAATCCCTGACTACGCCAAGCCGTACGTCGAGAACCTGCTAGGTAGTGCGCAAAGCTACACTGACCCTTCACAGAACCCCTACCAGCAGTACATGGGAGAGCGTCAAGCTCAGTTCTCGCCTTTACAGCAGATGTCTTATGACAATGCGGCATTGATGCAGGGTGCCCCCCAGTTGCAAGATGCAACGGCTATGGCAGGTTCCGCCGGTCTGGGTGCGCTCAATACTGGGTATACATATAACCCTTTCCAAACCAAATCGTTTACAAGCCCCGGCATGGCCGAGAGCTACATGTCGCCCTACATGAAAAATGTGGTGGAGCGCCAGCAGGCAGATGCACAGCGCCAAGGGGATATTGCAGGGCAGCTACAGGGTGCGCAGGCGGCTCGTGCAGGCGCGTTTGGTGGTAGTGGTGATTATTTGATGCGCAGTCAAGCGCGGAATAACTTAGCCCGCCAGCAGGGTGACATTTTTGCCCAAGGCCAGCAAGCCGCATACACCCAAGGTATGGGGCAGTTCAACCAAGAGCAGGGCGCTACACAAGCGGCGGCTAACCTCAACGCACAACAAGGTCAGTTCGGTGCGGGTTTGGGGTTGCAAGGATTGCAGACAGCACTGACAAGCGCAAATGCGTTGGGTAACTTGGGCAACACCCAGTACCAGCAGAACATGGGCATCAACCAGATGCAGAATCAGTACGGGTTGCAACAGCAGCAACAGCAACAGAACATTCTGAACAACCAGTATCAGGACTTCCTGAACTACCAGAACTCGCCATACAAGCAAATGGGCTTCATGTCCGACATCTTACGTGGTCTGCCTTTGACTCAGCAATCTTCAAGCATGTACCAGACACCTCCGTCATTGGGATCGCAACTGATTGGTGGCGCAACAACTGCGGCAGGTATTGCTATGCGTGCCAAGGGCGGCTCCGTTGGAGAGAAGCCCGCTGGTCTGGCTGATCTGGCTCTATCAAAAATGGGTTAAGGAAATAACATGGCAATCGATCAACTTGACCAAAGAGACGTTTCCGCTGACTTGCGCATGATGGACGACAAACAACTGCAGCAATATGCTGCGATGCACAAATCTGACCCCTATATTTTTCCACTGGCTTTTCAAGAAAGCCGAAACCGCCAAGCCCTGCGTATGGGTAAAACTGCACAGATGGCGGGTCAAGTCGCGCCTAAAACAAACGATGCCGCACTGATGGCAATGACACCACAGCCTGTAATGTCTGGTTCGGGTTCGCCTATTCAAACCGGATATGGTGGCCAACTACAAACAGCACCGCCTGAGAGTCAGGGTATCAGCAGACTCCACGCCCCTAACATGGAACGTATGGCTGACGGCGGTATTGCAGGCTTTGACGAAAGCTCCAACGCACCCATCACAACGCAACGCCTAGACAATATGGGTAACACGGGTGGTATGTTTAACTACGCCCAAGATGGTGGCGGTGTGATGCGCATGGCGGGTGGTGGTCATATTCCGCGTTATCGTGGCCCCACGGGTGACCCCGAGGATGATGGCAGTGTGGTAGATGAGTTCAAAGGGATTGACGATCAGATTGCCGCCAACATGGAACGTCAGAAGTTGCTTGGTGCGTTTGACGACTACAGCAGGGCAGAGCCTAAACCCAAGAAGGGTAGCAAGGCTGATAAGAAGGTAGAAGAACCTGTCAAGAAAACCGAACTACCCGCTATCGTACCGTATACACCTAAAACAGCAGCAGAGGCTCGTGAAGAGGCTAACAAAATAGCCGCGCCTGATTTGGCTGAAATCCAATCAAACTACAAACCGTTTGCTGAACAGTTTGCACAAGACCGCGAACGGGTTGCAGGGCGTGAAAAGAACATGCTTTCTGATGCGCTGATCCGTGCCGGTCTTAAAACAATGGCCGGTAAGTCCCAGTTTGCCGCAGTAAACATTGGTGAAGGTGGCCTTGAAAGTCTGAACGCATACCAAGAAGCTGAGAAATCCAACGATGCCGCACGCAAATCTATAAATCAGTCTGAGATGCTAATGGGGCAAGCGCGTCGCGCCGAGGAACGTGGTGCCCGGGGTGAGGCTAACAGCCTCTTTGCTCAAGCTGAAAAGGCACAACAAGCGGCAACTCAGTTTAGCCAACACGCACGACAACTTGCCGGAACTGAAGAGTTCCAGAAAGAACAAGCCGCGCACTTCAAACGTGCTGATGAGGCTAGTATGTTACAGGCACGGGCGGCCATGTCACGGGCTAATGCTTTGAATACAAATGCTGGCATGAAAGGTCAGTTTACCGAAGCGCAAGTTGCAGCGGCACGGGATAAAGCGGCTGATAATATTACAAACGATAAAGCCTATTTATATAACCAGATGTTGGCCGCAAAAGCCGCTAAAGATGCGGGTAAACCTTTTGATCCTGCGGCATATAAAAAAGCGCTTATTGATGCGGAAACTGAAAGATTGCTTGGTGGTACAAGCCGAGCTACAATACCAACAGCGACCCCCACCGGCGGTAAACTTGGTGGCGGTACATTCGATCCCACACGTTGGGGTAACGTTGAAGTTGTAACACCTAAATAGCCATGCCACTCTACCGCATCAAAGCCCCTAACGGATTAACTTACCAAATTGAGGGGCCAGAAGGTGCGTCTCAAGAGGAAGTGGCAATGGCTGTCATGGCCAAGAATCCTGATTCGGGTAAGCCATTTAAAGAAGCTGATTTCTCTTTTGGTGATACAGCGTTATCAGGATTGCAAAGTGCTATTGGCGCAACCAAATCCACCCTACAAGGTTTTGGCGCTGAAGCCCCCGGAGTAGAAACGCTTAGCAACCTACAAAAAGGTTTAGGCCAACTCTACACTCCTGAACGTCAAGCTGAAATGGCAAGGCGTGATGCGCTTGAGAAAGCCGCCGCTAAGTCTGGTAGCACGTTAGAAGAAATTAAAGCCGCTGGCGCGGGTGTTACTGAAGCCCCCATCCAAGCCACTGCGTCTGCAGTTGGTTCATCTGCCCCCACTGTTGCGTTAGCTATGGGTGCGGCTGCTTTAGCAGTACCGGCAGCGGCGGCGCTTGGTTTGGTTGGTGCCCCCGCCCTTGCATTTGCAGCGGCTGTTGGTATTGGCGCAAAGTACGCCCTTGGTGCGCTACAAGGCGCGGGTTCCGTCAAAGGTTCCATTTACGATGCAGTCAAAGAAGACATCACCAAACAATATCCAGACCTTTCAAAAGAAGAAGTTTCTAAGATTGCGTTAGAAGCCCAAAACTTCACAGGCAAAAACTGGGACAACATCGTGGCTGGTATGGGGGTCGGTGCTTGGGCTGGCGGCACGGGCATGGAAAAAGAACTCCTAAAGAAACTGTCTAAACCTATTGCAGAAGCTGCCGCAAAGAAAACCGGTGAAGAAGTAGCCAAGAAAGGCATCATTGCCGCCACCGGACGTGGCACTATGGCGGGTTTAAAAGAAGCTGTTCCAGAAGCTATCCAAGGTGCTCAAGAGAAGTTTGCCACCAATGTGGCTGAAACCCGTGCGGGATTTGAAACCCCTGCAATGGAAGGCGTACTTGGTCAGGGTACTAAAGAAGGCATGATGGGTTTCCTTGGCGGTGCAGGTGTGCACCCCTTTACAGGAACCGAAGGCGCACCAGCGCAAACTACACCTACAGGTCAGCCCGGCCAACCCACACCTACAGAGTTGGAAGCGTTGGTTCAGCAACGTAGACAAGAGCGTCAGCAAGAGCAGATGGGTGTCAAGCAAGGCCGCGAAGCCCGTGAGGGTGAGAAGATACTTGATGCAGAAGCCAAAGCCGAAGCTGACCAACAACAGGTCGCCCGTGTGGAAGCTGAGAAAGCCGCCGCTACAGAACTGCAAACGTTGCGTGCACAGCGTCAAGCTGAACTGGAGCAGACGTTCCCCAAAGATTACAGCGATGTAATGCAGAAGACGGATGCGTACGCAGAGTTGTTCCAAGAGAAGCAGGCGTTGACGGGTCAGACGCAGACCAAAGAAGTTAAAGCACGCATTAAAACCATCGATGGTTTGATACAAGGCATCATTGAGGAAGACACCCGCGTACCCAATGAATTCAAGCGGATGCAGGCTGAGAACGCCAAGGTAATTAAGAACCTACCACCTGACCTGCAAGCCAAGTATGCGGCTACTGCGTTCACCGTACCCGAACCACAGCAGATGGAAATCCGTGCGGCTACGGTTGAGCAAACCCCCGTACAACAAACAGACTTGCTGGGCAATCCCATCCAGCAAGAAGCACCCGCACCAGCTACGCCTGATAAGTTTAAAACTGTGCAGACAGCAGCAGAAGCGCAAGCTGCCTTGGACTTACAGAACAGACGCGATGCACGCGCTGGTCAAGCCGAACGCAACGCCGCCAAAGATGCAGGGCAACTTGGTTTGTTTACGCGAGTGGGCACGCCAACTGAGGAAGCCGCGGTTGCTGAACCAAAGATTATTGTAAAGAAGCCACCAGTTACCGAACCTACGGTGCGGGTAAAACCCACCCCTGAGACAGTAGCTCCCGTTATTACCGCCGACACGCTTGGTGTATTGGGTATTGGCCCCACGGCTGTGATGCGCAAGCCCGGCCATGCCATTCAAGGTTTGGACATTACCAAACCAGATGACGCGGCTGAAGTTAGGAACATGCTGACTATCTATAAAGAAGGTCGTAGCCCTGCAATCACGCAAAAGATTGATACGTTCCTTGCACGCCCTGAGTTCCAAGCATTGCCAGCACCTGCACCAAAGGTTGAAGCCGCGCCTACACCCGCGCCTGTTGTTGCGCCCGTTGTAAAGGCTCCTACTAAAACCACAGGCCAATCTGCTGAAAAGAAAGCGGCTAACAAGGCGGCACAACCATCAGCAAGGAAGGCCAAAGATGAAACTGCAAAACCAACTGCTGAGCCTATTGTTGCGCCTGCCGTTACCAAAGCAGTGGAAGCACCGCCTGCTCCTGCGCCTATTAAAGTTGTAAAGAAAACAGAACCCAAGAAGGTTGAACCCAAGAAGGTTGAACCCAAGAAGGTTGAACCCAAGAAGCTTGAAGCACCAAAGGTTGAGCCTAAGAAAGAAGAACCAAAGGTTGACAAAGCGCTTGATAAGGCACGTGAGACTGTTGACGATCTTGACCTCGATCCCGAAGTAACCAAAACCAAAGTTAAAGCATTTGCTAAGCGTTTGCACAAAGCGGGTTTGATTGACGACATCAGCCTCAATGCGGTTGAAAGCATATCCAAAGACAAGGATATGGGCTACGAAGATGTGTTGGATGAGATCAGGTTTGCACTTGACGCTTATGAACGTCAGCAAAATAAAGCACCTGAAACTAAACCCGAACCCAAAAAAGTCGCAGACGAAAGCAACATCATTGAGGGTGAGACACGGGTAATCCCTGATAGCGAACAGAAGTTGTTAGAAGGCCCCGTCAGCCGCTTGCAAGATGACCAAGTTGAAGAACTTGAAGATTTCTATGGCGTCAAGAAAGACAGCCCAGAGTTTTGGAAAAAGCTACGTGCTGATGTAGCCAAGTCAATCAACGAAGGCTCTAAGGCTGTAGCCAAAGCTATCCGTGAGATTGTTAACCAGATTGCATCTGGCGTGCTTGCGGCTGGTTTAATCTTCAACCCTACTGGGTTAAGCAATCAGTACAACATCAATCTACCAAAGACGTTTCAACAAACGATTGCGATAACTGCGCCTGTACCTGAAGCCGCTAAATCTAAAATGTCACCTCTTGCACAGGGTGTGTATGAGGCTATGGCGCCTGTTGCTATGAAGTCTGGCAAGTGGTTTATGGTTGCCGACAAGCCAAACGGAATGTTGCACATTTTTAAAGAAGATGGCTCTCACTTTATATCTGATGCTACGTTGTACGGCAAAGATAAGGGTGATGTGATGGAGGCTAAGTCATCGCTTGAGGGTGGCGCAAAGATTACCCCTGCCGGTAAGTTTACGATGAAAGAATCCCCTGCTGACTACGCAGGTAAGACTTCGTTGATCTTGGTTGAATCCAAAGACTACTCAGGGTATATCGCTGTTCATGCCGCAGATGTCAGCACGCCGTCAGAGCGCAGGCTTGCACGTTTGGAAACCCCAACAGCAGAAGATAACCGTATCAGTTATGGCTGTATCAACACCAAGCATGAAACGTTTATCAATCAAATTAAACCCCACATCAATGAGCTTGATGGTGGTCTGATCTTTGTGTTGCCTGATGCAACTGAAACTACGGCTGGAATGTTTGCGCCTGAGACAGAGGTTGTTGAACGCACTGAAACCCCTGCCACTGCCAAAGCAGAAACAGGACGGGATGTTGCCAAAAAAGAAGAAAGAATTGAAGGCACTGAAGGCCCAACACGCGCACGTATTACAGACGATCAAAACCCTGTTGATAATCCTATCTCCCATACTGAGCTTGAAGGTATCGTTGCCGATGTAAAGAAAGCTTTGGGTGGTGAAGTTGAAGTAACTATCCTTGACAGTGCTAAAGACCTTGACTCCAAAGCACCCGCAGGTGCAGCAGGTTTGGTAAAAGATGGCAGTGTGTATCTGTTTAGAGACGGCATCAAGTCTGGTATTGAAGGTGCTAAGACTGTCTTCCACGAACTGTTCCACCTTGGTTTGCAGAAGCTCTTGACTAACCCCAAGGAATACCACAGGGTTATGGTCAGCCTGTACCAGATGAACGCCAAAGTGCGTGAAATGGCAGACACGTGGATTCGTTCACAAGAAGGTCAGGATGCTAAAGCTGCGTACGCAAAAGAGTACGCTAACCCACGGGATCAACTGAACGCATTAACTGCCCACGGTACAGACGAAGCACTTGCACGTATCGCTGAAGAATTAAAGACAGGCAAGAAGATTGGCACAGGCCAGCGTGCGTTTGTACGTTCGGTTGCAGGGTGGTTAGCCAATGTTGCTGAAGCTATTGGTATGCGTCAAGTAGCCCAGAGCATCCGGTCTGCTACCTACACAGAGGTTGAAAAGTTTGTACAAGAAGCCATGACTGCCGCAGTTGGTGCTGGCCCTGTAAACATGCGCTTGACACGTCGCTTTGCGCAAGCAACAGCTACCGCATCAGATGCGTTTAAGAAATGGTTTGGTAATAGCCAAGTTGTAGATAAAAATGGTAAGCCGCTGGTTGTGTACCACGGTATGGTTAACGAAATGGAAGGGGGAGAATTCCGTACTTCTTCTTATGGAACTCTTGGGGCGGGTATTTACTTTACATCTAAACCTGATGCAGCAAGTAACTTTGCTATGGGTGTTAGAGGCGGTGTAAACGAACCAAAACTACAAGGTAATGTTTTACCTGTTTATTTACAAATGGAAACCCCATTTGATAATGAATTTTTTGTTGGAAATAAAGATTGGCAAAATTGGGCAGCTTCGATTGTTAAGCGTAACTCTCCATACGAAAGCGACATGCTGGGTTGGGGCGGCCCTAGGGAATATGAAGCCGCTAAAAAATTACTTAAAAAGTTAGATGCAAACACTGCGACACTTAACGACGTTTTGTTCGTAGAAAAAGATGTGGAGTCACCTTGGGGTAGGGAAATACTCAAACAAATTAAACAACATGGCGCGTTTGATGGGGTTATTCTTAAAAATTCATCTAAAGGATTTGATGAATATGTTGTGTTCAAACCCACCCAAGTTAAATCTGCTACCGGTAATGTAGGCACATACGACAGCAAAAACCCTGACATCCGTTACTCCGTTCGTGGTGGCATCGATGAGAACACCCGCCGTGCGGTACAGGCTATTCAGGATAAGACGCCTGCAAAGTATAAAGAGCCAGAGAAGAAGACGCTGGTTCAGCAACTTAAGAGCGTAAGCGAAGTTGAGACACGTGATAAAGCCAAGCTACTTGCACGCCAGAAGACCGCTGACAAGTTTGCAACAGTCAGTGCCAAAGTCAACCAGCTATTTTCTAAAGGTTACAAGAACGCTTTTGGTGATCTGAACCCTATGGTGCTGGCACGCCAAGCAGAAGAAGCCCGTAAGTTAGTGCTTGATTTCTTTAAAGCTGGAGGCATTAAGTTCAATAAGAGTGGCCTGATTGAAACTGTTGATACCAAAGACTCATTGCAACATGCAGTGGAACAGTTGGTTGATTTGGCCGCTAAGAATGACATGACCTATAAGGACGCTGAGTCCTATGTATCTTCTTTGTTGGAAGGCCACCGCCTGCACAACATGCGCGAAGAACATGACAAGCCCTTAGAAGCATCTGCCCTGATCCTTGAACAACAAGGTAAGAATAAAGAAGCGGATGCTGAACGCAAGAAAAAGTTGGCACGCCACATGGACAACGCCGACATTGATACGTTGGAAGCCGCCTTCCAAAAGTCACCTGAGATCAAGGCTATCCTTGACACGCTTAATGCAACACGCACACAAGCAATTGATTTGATGGTTGCGGCTGGTCGGATTACCAAAGAACAGGGTCAGTTCTGGAAAGATAACTCTGCGTATGTACCGTTTGACCGCGTGTTTGTGGAATCTGAAACACCTATAAAGGGTCGTGGCTCCTATGGTATTGCAACTCTACGCAATCTTCCCGGCATGGAAGGTTCGTTTGAGCGCCCGATTAAGAATGTGTTTGACTCTTACACTGGCCGTTTGAGTTGGATGATTACGGAAGCTGCAAACAACAACGCTTCTTACAACGTGCTGGACACGATGGCATTGGGTGGGTTTGCTAAAGAACTTAAGCCCAAAGAAGTGCCGGGCAACAAAGCTCTGACTGTTAAAGTTTATCGTGAGGGTAAACCCGTAGAGTTTGAAGTAGAAAGCGTAGCTGACTATGAAGCATTCCAAGCCGCGCCTGAATTAACAGGTTGGCTTGTGGGTTCACTTATACCTGCGGCACGATGGGTGCGTATAGGTGTAACGGCTTTCCCCGCCTTCTCAATCAAACAGGTAATTGAAGACGCACAGCGTTCTATGTTTAACTCAGGTGTTGAGCGACCCTTAGTTGTCGGTATGAAGACGTTGTACAACTTCCCACGCTTGTTAACATCCGATGCTTTGCAGGCTTTGGGTGTCAGCAACAAGATGCCTTTGGTACGTATGATGGAAAGGCTTGGCATTATTGGTGACTACGATGTCAATATCATCAACCCCGCCCAAGATATTAAGATTGCGGCTGGCGCAGAAAAACGCGGTTGGTCTGCCAAAGCTTACCACGCACTTGAAAAAATCACCAAAGCATCTGACCTTGCCGCACGTTTGGCTGTGTTTGAAGAAACATTGCTTGAGACAGGTGGCAAGAAAGAAAAAGATGGCAGTATCACGGGTGGTGACCAAGACCTTGCACAACTACGTGCTCGTGAGTTAATTAACTTTAGCCGCCGTGGGTCTGATCCCACTATCCGTACGCTAAGCCGTGTAGTGCCGTTTATGAACGCATACGCACAGGGTATGGATGTTACCTACCGCACAGCAAGTGGTTTAGATTCTGCAACAGGTTCAGAGCGTGCAGATGCACGTAAGCAGTTTTACAAGATGGCCATGAAGCTGAC